TGATACGTTTGCATGGATAAGTGTAGTAACGTTAATCTGTGCTACTATTCCTGGCTTTATAGCTGTTATGGCTGGTGCTACTGATAAGATGCCCCCTCTAGATGTAGCATTAATGTTGTGGGCGGGGCTGTTGCTTTATTTTGTAAAGTCAGCTATAATTAAAGATATGCTGATGGTGGTAACGATTGGATTTGGTTTCGCCATTCAAGCAGTAATGTTGGGCCTTATTTACTTTGTATGACTGACGAAAACGAACAATTAACAGACGCACTTGTAATAACTAAACGATTTAGATCACCTACTGAGTTTAGTTTGTATATTGATGAGCAGGTATCTATGTTTAAGATAACCTATATGGATGCAGTTATTAATTATTGTAATGATAAAGAAATCGATATTGATAGTATCGGTTCATTGATTAATCAGAAGCTTCGGGAGAAGATTCAAATGGAGGCTGAACAAGCTAACATGATTAAACCCCGAGGACACTTGCCTGTATGATTATGGAACCATTTGAAGTTTATCGTTATTATTTGGCTTTACGCCTACATTTTACGACAGACAGTTATGATGTGATTGAACAGAAGGGTCGTGTTCGTGCTACCAAGAACTCTTTCTTTAAACGTAAAGATCTTTTAGCTATTCGCCGTGTTGCTGAAACCTATTCGGATAAAGATATTGTAGACTTCTTGGTAGCCAATTTTGTGTCCGGTGATAGATGGGGCGGTGTATTTGATATTGAATCTAAAGACCGTTACCAAGGATGGAAGAAACGTATAGAATCTATCTCATATACGTTTAAAAAAGAGATTGATAAAGCGGTTACATACGCAGATAAAAATGGTATAACCATTGATCAACTCTTCAATTGCAATAACGGTCAACACCCGCCTATTGTAAAGATGTATCTTCGGAATGATATCTCAATTGAGACTCTCGTAATCCTTAATAAGCTAAATAATTTTACTGATCAATTAGATCAGAACTTAAAAGATGATTTAGTCTGGCCGGATACATCGAGAATTATCAAGAAGTATTCACCTTTTCTAGAAATTAAAAAAGACAAATACAATGAAATTTACCGAAGAGCAATTGGACCTTTCTGAATCCCGTATCACGGAGATAGAGAAGTCTATTTGTATCATGCAAGACAGTATGACAGAACTGTCGGAACATATTAGAGAAACCCAACGATATTTAATTAAACTCGCACATCACCAATCAGAAATTACTAAACGTATTTCTTCTTGGCCGTTTATTGCAGTTGATAGTAACAGAGATGAAACGTAAAAATTTTGAAATCGACTACGAGAAAAAAGCTCGTAAAATTACTAAAGGTGTCGATAAGAGTGGCAAATATCGAAAAAGTATATATAATATGTTAGAAGAGGAAGATGAAGATCTTGATCTTATTAACGGTGATGTAGATGATTATGATGATCTTGATGATAGTAAATAATAAAATACAACACAATACTACGCTTATACAACGCATACAAGGAGAAAATTATGGCATTAGATTTTAGTTCTATGAAAAAGAGTTCAGGTGGTTTCGACAAATTGATGAAAGAAGTCGAAAAGATTGCAACACCTCAGACTCAAGACAACGCAAAAGATGACCGCTTCTGGCAACCAGAGGTAGATAAAGCTGGTAACGGCTACGCAGTCATTCGATTCCTACCACCATCAGCAGGCGAAGAGCTTCCATGGGTTCGTATTTGGAACCATGGCTTCCAAGGTCCGACAGGTAAATGGTACATCGAGAACTCTCTCACAACCCTAGGTAAATCCGATCCCGTTTCTGAACTCAATACTGAGTTGTGGAATTCTGGTATCGAGGCTAACAAAGATCTGGTACGCAAGCAAAAACGTCGCCTGACATATGTTGCTAATATTTACGTAGTTAAAGACCCTGCACACCCTGAAAACGAAGGTCAGATCAAACTGTATAAGTTTGGTAAGAAGATCTTTGATAAGATTAAGGATGTAATGCAACCTCAATTTGAGGATGAGGATCCAGTTAATCCTTTCGACTTCTGGAAGGGTGCTAACTTCAAGTTAAAGATTCGTAATGTTGAAGGATATCGTAACTACGATAAGTCTGAATTTGATTCAGCTACACCTTTGGCAGAAGACGAGGCTCTTGAATCCATCTGGAAAAAGCAACACTCACTAGCTGAGTTTGTTGATCCTAAAAACTTTAAGTCATATGAAGAGTTGAAGGCTAAGTTAACCATGGTACTTTCTGCTACAGGTGCAGCTGCACCCCGTGCTGAAGCCATGAGCTTAGATGAAGATATGCCAAAGCCAGTTGCTGCTAAGCCAGCTGCTAAGCCTAAGGCAGACTTCGACAACGCAGATGATTCCCTATCCTATTTTGCCAAATTGGCAAATGACGATTAATTAGGTAGTCTTAGCCTGATCCTGGACACTCGTTACCAATAGTAACTTAGGTCCAGGTAAGGTGACGAGCTAATTAGATTTAAGTGTAACTTTAATTTAATTTTTTTGGAGATTTTTATGAAGAATATTTTTGCAATTGTTATCTCTACGCTTGCTTTGACTGCCTTTGCCGCTGACGCACCAGGCCCTAAGAAGCCTTGTAAAGAAGGTCAGACGGAGGCAGATGGTTGCCACGTTGTAAAGAAAGCAGAGAAGAAGCCTGTAGAAAAGAAAGCAGAAGCTAAACCTACTGATAAAAAGGTAGAAGCTAAGCCTGCTGAAAAGAAAGCCGAAACTAAACCAGTAGAGGTGAAGGCAGCTGAGAAGCCTGTAGTAAAGCCGGCAGATAAGCCAGCTGAGAAGAAGTAAAGAAAAGGGGCTTTATAAAGTCCCTTTTTTATTAGTATACCGTTATACGGTTGGTATACCGATCTAGAGAAGATCCTGTGTATTCCGGTCTAGGATTTGCTTTCATTGGAACAATCTTAGTAGTATTATTGCTACTTACATTATTAGATACAACGGTGTTATTAGAACCACCTCCAGATGCACCTCTACTAAGGTCAATATTTTCAGTTGAAGTCTTGTTTACATCACTACCCATATTGCGAGAAGCAGCTGCAGCTAATTTAGCTGAATTTTCATTCATTGCGCGCATTTCGCGAGCACCAGCAACACTAGCTTTATCTTTTTCACTGACCTCAATACTATGTTCTTTACCAGAGGAATCTGTAATCTTTGTAAGAACACCCCCCTCCATAGTACCCTTAGCAGTATTAGGATCTATACCAAGTCTGGTGGCCTCACTACGAAGCTTTTCGCCCTGGGTATCCATATCTGACCTCATCCGATCTAGTTTGGCTTTTCCCGATGCGATCGCTGCTGGATTAGATGGTGAGACTTGTGTAGAGGTCTTACCAGTACCAATCTCAGGTACATCACCAACTATGGAAGCGGCCACACCCTGCGCAATACTATTTGTTTTTGCTGCAGTCGGGGTAGAGCCCGACGTCACCAACTTTCCATCTGCACCAGATGACTTAGATGCAGTTATAATATCTGAATTAGGTTGAGCTGCTGTATCGGCAGCGTTTCTAGCTTTAAAAGCAATCTCTTTTGATTCTTTTACAGACTTACCATCAGATCTAGCCTCTTGATATGCCTTATCAAATGCTGCAACCCCAGCTTCTGTTCGCTGTGGTGCAACTGCCTCGGTCTTACTGACACCTGGTTTAGATTCAGCCTTGGTTTGTTGTTCTTTATTAAGTGTTGCGTTTTTAGTTTCAACTTTACCAGCACCAGACGACTCAATTTCTTTTTGAAACTTTTTAATAGATTCTACCTTGGCTTTTGTTTCAGCAATCTCATAATCTATACTACTAGGTTCTTTTTTACCGAACTTCTTGGCTTGATCTTTAGCAATTTCTTCTGTTCTCTTATCTCTAAATTCGACAAACTTTTTATAGTTATCTGGATCCTTTTTAGCAAACTCCATCTCACTAAATTGGATATCAGTAGTAGTATTACTCTCTGTAGGCCGCCCAGTAACAGCAGCACCTGTTTTTGCACCTGGTGTGTCTGTCTTACTGCCAAAGAATTCTTTAACAGTGTTTATACCACTTCCTACTTTTTCACCAACATACTTACCAGCTTTGGATCCTGCAAAAGCACCTAACGCACCTCCTGCAATAGTACCTATTCCGGCCCCAATTACTGTACCCGCACCTGGTATAATGGAGCCAATTGCTGCCCCTAATTTAGCCCCTGCTATACCCCCGGCAATAGCACCACCAGCCATACCTGTACCTTCACCTACAGCACCACTCTTTTCTACTGTAGCTGTGTTACCAATTTCTTTTCTAGCTGCAGCAGCTTCCTCTGGTTTCATTTCACCAGAGTCAACTTTAGTCTGTACCTCTGCTAGCTTAGCATCTTTAGAATCTTCAGCAGCCGTAAATCCTTTATAGGCAGTATATGCACCTAGACCTACTGCTGCTGTTGCTCCTAGAGCTTTTCCTGCCCCTGAGGCAGCAAATTTGGCTATACCTCCGCCTAAAGTAAGAGCACCTTTACCTACTACCTTAGCACCCTTTACTATTGCACCACCGGCTTTTTTGGCTAATCCTCCTATACCTGCTAACGCACCACCTAACCCTAACCCACCACCACTATCACTCTCATCAACACTAGGGGTAGGTGTACTCTTTTGTTCAACTAAATCTTTTGGTACACCAGGTGCTAGAGCTTTTCTAATTTCTTTAAGTTCATTAAGTTGAGCCTTTGTTGTTTCCAACATCTGTTTAGAAATCTCAAGATCACTCTTAGCAACATCTGCTTGAATCTCTCCAGTAGAAGCAATATTATCAGCTTCTGGATTTACTTGCCTTGGACTAGATACATCAGCTTCTCTATCTTTCTTTTCTACGTCTTTAGATGGTGTTTGAAAAATACCCTGACCAGGTTTTTCAGATAAACCATCTGTCATAAAAAACTTAAACCCAGATTCTAACTCTTTAAAAAATCCTTGATACTTAGACTTATCTTCTTCCTCATTATCAGCAGCTGGGCTACCCTTACCTCCAACAGCTGCTGCTACCGTTTTACCAGGGGTATAGTTTATTGGTTTAAGACTAAAAGCATTATCTTCTTTTACCCTTTTACCTTGACCAGATAATGTATCTCTAGCGGTTTCAAAATCAATAAAACCACCATCCTTAGATGTCTTACCTGATACTTTACTTTCAATATCTCTACCGCTTTTATTTCTATATTGTGCGGCTTCCCTATCGTACTCAACACTACCTTCTGTTAACTTTCTAGTTAAGGAAGCTTCTTTACTTAATTCTTGTAATAACTTAGTTTGATTTTCCCCAATATTCACCAATGGTGTTAAATCTATATCTAACTTAGAACCAGTAACAGCATTTCTTACATCCTTAAGTGATGATATAACATCATCTAATTGTTCTTCTCTTTTATCACCATCTTCTCCAG